CGGGCTTTTTTTATTGTTTTGTGGGGAACCAAAAACGGTGGGCGCGGGGTGTTCCTTCGCTTCGCTTCTCAAAAAAAACGACGGTCACCATGCCGGCCGCGCCGGTTGCGAGCCGATCGGGCCGGCATCGGGTCCGTTGGCGAGCCCGAGGGCCGCGAGCCTTGACCTGCGAGCCTTGAGCCTCGCATCGATGCCGGTCTGAGTGATGCCCTGCCGGTACCACTGGAGCACGCCGGCCTGCAACCGTTTACCAACGTCCATGCCTCGCGCCCTGAGCCTGTCCATCACCTCCTGCTTGCCGGGGTCGCAGACCGTGATGTCATAGTCCAGGGCGATCCACTCGTCCAGCAGCCGAGGGCTTCGCGGCGTGAAGGGCAGGGTCTTCACCAGCCACAGCTCCACCGGTTCCGTGACACGCACCATGTGCCGGTAGGCCCCGTACCATGCCCCCGATGCCATACGCCTCACCCATTCCACGGTGACGTGCTCGGCGTCCGAGCCCGGCATCATGGCCTTGGCCAGTGCGTCGAAGTCCAGCACCACGGCCCCCGGTTGCCGGTGCATGTCAACATACGTTGACTTACCGCCAGCCGGAGGGCCGATGACCGCGTGGATAAGCGCGCCATACCCGTTAAGCGTCCGGTCGCCCCGAAGCGAGTTGCAGTGCTTGCACGCGCGGCGAAGGTTCGCCGGCACGGTGGGCCCGCCCGCGATATGCGGCACGATGTGGTCCGTGGTGTCGCTGTGGTTCGTGCAGCCGGGCATCCCCAGCCAGCAGTCGTTGCCCCACCGCTCGATGACCTCGGCCGAGACGGCTGGCGGCACACGTTGCCTATCCCTTCTGCCCGGCATGGCGCCACCTTTCCACCTCGGCGCTCTCGTACCGGACCAGCCTCGTGCCCGGCCAGCGCGTCCAACGCGGCCCCTTGCCCACTTCCTGCCGCCACTTGCGCACCGTATCCGGCTTCACATGCAACAGTTCGGCCACCTCGGCCGTCGTCAAATACCCCATCATCCCTCCTAGAGCAAACTCATGCGAGACTGCATCTGCACGGTCGGCTGAGCCGCCTCGGCCCTGCGCCTGAATACGCTTACCTGCCCCTGCGCCCACAAATCGAACTGGCGTGCGTCCAACGTCCACGCGCCGCCCAGACGACGCACTCCCATGGCCGGCCAGTCGCCGCCCAATGCGGCCAGTTCTATGTCGTTGCGCAGGTGCAGGACCTTCAACACGCGCATCGAATCGGGCAACCCCGTATGCTGTTCGTCGGCAAGGGCGTTGATGGACAGCCTGAAGCCCTCCAGCAGTTCGGCCGCGTCATGCGGAGCAGACCAAGGGCTCAACGCCTCGGCAAGGCTCGGATTCGTTCGCGCCATCAGTCCACCACCCAAGCCCACGAGCCGGTCCACCGGGCCAACGCCTGCATGGCCTCGCGCGCATCCCAGCAGCGCATCCCGTACTTGCGGGTCTTCGAGACGGGGCATTGCGCCAACTGCATCATATGGAACGCCTGGTTGTCGTCGATGCGCCCGTTACGTCTGGTTAGTCCGGCCCAGCGTGCGATCTGCTCGATGGTCACCGCGAACGATTCCGTGGTCTTCCGTGATTCGATGAACTCGTTGAGCTTCGGAAGCAACCGGATGGCCGCGTCCTTCAGATTCATCTCGAACGTTGCTCTGCTCATAATCCGTACCCCTTACGTTGGTTTCTCATGTCCCTTTTGGGAGGGAGTGCTGGAGAGGTCAAGACCCGAAGATTCTCGGCCGAGACGCGCGACGCATAATCTCGGCCGAAAATCCTCACGTGGGTCTCGCTTTCGGTCGGTCGGCCGTCGATTGCAAGAGCAGGCCGAAGCCTGCCGGGAATGGTCCCCAAATCCAGCCCCACGCGATGCGTGGTGATGCTGCCCGATTCCGCCTTTACCAGCGGCTGGATAGGGTCGGTGGCAACCTCTTAGTCTCGCTAATACCGCAGTTGCAATGCGGCTGACCTCGCGCCACCACAGCGCGCCTAGGTATGCCTAGCCCTAGCCATACGGGGCATCAACGGCGTTACATTCTCGATGGCCCGAATAGCGTCGGGCACGCGGAAAATACGAAAGAATACCGGCGAATACCCCGGTGAAAACCGAATAATCTACTCGGGGCCGTCCGGCATCACGGCCAGCGCCTCGATCAACGCGCGCACCTCGTCGGCCGTGAACACGTACACCTTCGAATGGAAGTCGCGACGCCGCGCGTGCGGCGTGATGCACAGCATCAGACAGCCGTTCGCGGTCACCGCGCTCTTGAACACATAACCCAGTTCACCGTTCGGCATCATTCACCCCCTCAGCCACTCGCCAAAACGGATGGCGCACACCGTCACGCCCCACCCGAGCAACACCCACGAAGCCGCCAACACCAGCAGCACCGACTGACAGCACTTCCTAAACATCCAGACCTCGATTCAACCGGCCGGACAGGCGCTCCGGCATATCCGCCAGCACCAGCACGGCACACGAACACGTCACGCCCAACAACAGCCAGAAACCCACCACAGCGAAAATCAGGGCGACGAACACCGCGCAGAACAACAGGAACCGCTTATACAACCCGTGCATGCTTCGCCTCCCGGATTACCCTGGCGAACTCGCGGTTGATACGCACCATGTCGCCCATACTCAAACCGCCCAACGCGAAGTAATCCCCATCGACACTGAACCGAATACCGAACTCGTAGGGGCTGCCGCCATCGCCGGTCAGCTTGAACTCCGCGCTGAAACGGTTCCCGCTGGACTCAGGATCAAACACTGACACCTGCGTACTCCTCCCACGCCTCATTGAGCGCGTCCTGCCACTGGAACAAATTAGCGGTATCCAGCAGCACTTCCAAATGCACGCCGGGGCCATGAAAATTCAGTATTTCCACGGAAAACCGGTAGTCCTGATTAAGCGAGACCCGAATATGCGTATCCACGGCAAACCTCCATCGGTCGAATGATTAAAAAGGGTTCCTTCCCCCGACGTAGGCTTGAAAAGGAAGAACCAAGCCACATGACGAACGAACGAAGGAAGGAAGAATCAATGGATAATCCCGCCGAATACATGCTCCAGTTCTTCAACTGCGAAGAGCGGGAAGACGGGTTCGACGACAACATCTCCAAGGCGTTCGGGCAGATGCACGATACTGAAACGTGCCTCAACGACCTGCTAAGCATGAACGTCAGACGACTAGATACGGCTAAAAGTGTCATGCCCGGAATCTGGGAGAAACTATGGGCGTCATACGCCAACGCACAAGGGAATGGTGCCCTGGTCAGTTTTGACATGAAGCCACGCCGGGAGCTCACGCTGGACGCGGCACAACGGCAGGCATTGGAAACGATTGCGGACAAAACGCCGGCGCTACCCATGAAACCGTCGCCAGACAATATCCAATCGGTCGGGGACTTCCTCGACGAAGCCATCAAGGCGGTGAGGGAAGATGACACTCTTCCCGATGATTTGCGACTCTTCATCATGAGGCTCACATATGAAGCGCGACGGAATCTTGACGAATACGCAGCAGGCAACGACTTCGAGCTGAGGGAAGCGATACAGAAACTATTCGGCCTCCTATACGTAGCCGAAACCCAAACAAGCAAGCCCGGAATCTGGGAAAAGCTCAAGAGTGCTGCAGTTAAGCCTTTCGTCGCGGCGTTGCTTGCCGAAGCAGCAAAACAAGTCGCAAGTGGCACGGCACAAGCCTTCCTGCAAATCACTTCCTGACGTGCGATCATGAGGTCATCCCCTCATAGAGCGAAACGGAAGCGAGCAACGCGCCGCCCATGGAGCAGAAGGCGTTGCCCCACATCTTCGCCACTTCAGGGGTGTCCAGCAAAGTATCCAATGATGATTCATCCAGCTTCTGAACCTTGCCGTCGCTACCGACTGTGAAGTTCAGAAGCTCCACCGTGTCACCATCCGACATCTCGGCTCGAAGATACATTCGACGAATGTTCGCCATCACGCCACCTCCAAAGGCTTGAGGCCCAGGAGGGCGTCGCTGGGGACGCCGAGCCAATGGGAAAGGCTGAAGATTTCTGCATCGTTGAAACGAATCTTGCCGGTCAGCTTGTTCGACAAGGTGGATTCAGAGATACCGAGCATATCGGCGGCATCCTTTTGGGTATGTCCTTGTGCGGCTAGTGTCGCTCGGACTCTCCGAGCTAAATTCGTCTGAAACGAACTAGATTCATTCATGGCAGCTTTTATAGCACGGCGTGGTGCGTTAAACAAGAATTCTGCGTGTCGTCAGTGTAGAAAATTCGCTTTATGCTAATCTTGTTCGCATGACAGCAGTTATGGAAGCCCCGCGAGCGGCTGAGCCGGCAGCGGGCAAGGCAGATGATTTACAGGCGATTGTCACGCGCAATATTCGGGTTGCGATGGCTCTTCGCGGCGTGAATCAGAAGGATTTAGCCAAGGTTCTAGGGATAGCCACGTCGAGTATGTCCCAGAAATTCACGGGTAAGACATTGTGGAATCTGGTGGATATAGAAAAAGCCTCCGGTTTCTTCAATGTGAAACCGGAGGCGTTGGTAGCGGGGCATGGATTTGAACCATGGACCTCTGGGTTATGAGCCCAGCGAGCTACCGAGCTGCTCCACCCCGCGTCGGCTTGTCTCTCAGACAGCTCTATCTACAATAGGTGCAGATTCCAGAAAGTCAACATCGGCGTGTCGCGTCATCTTCCCGCGGTTTTAAAACGTGAATTGGCTCACGCAGCGAGGGGTTTGGGGCGGAGTCGGAGTCGGGGTAATAACGCGCCATAAATGGCCGTTATAGGAATGCCCTGAACCGTTATCCCGAATATTGACATAATAGGAACATGCCTATCAAGATCCCCAGTGGCCTGCCGGCCAGAGATATCCTCGATTCGGAGCGCATCTTCGCTCTGGAGAAGCCCGAGGCGGAGCGTCAGCGCGTCCGCCCGCTCAAACTGGTGATCCTGAACTTGATGCCTAAGAAAATCGAGACTGAAACACAGCTGCTGCGTCTGATTTCCAAGTCGCCGCTGCAGGTCGAAATCGACTTCATGAAGACCTCCACGCATGAGGCCACGCACGTTTCCGCCGATCATCTCGTCAAGTTCTACGAAAACCTCGATGCGTTCAAAGACAACTATTACGACGGTTTTGTGGTCACCGGCGCGCCTGTAGAGCATATGCCGTTCGAAGATGTGGACTACTGGGACGAGTTCAAGACGATTCTCGACTGGGCCTCCACCCATGTGTTCTCCACCATGTACCTGTGCTGGGGTGCGATGGGCGCACTGTACTACCGTTACGGCATCCACAAGGTGGATTACCCCGAGAAGATTTTCGGCGTATTCCCGCAGTACCTGCAGGACGAATACTGCTTCTTGACCAATGGCTTCGACGAGATTGATCTGCAGCCGC